CGTGCCCCCGGCGACAAGCGCGACGCCTGACCAGAACAGGGGCGCGGACCTCATCTCGGTGGTGTACACGGTCGTGGTCACATCAGGGCGGGCGTACTGCCGCGCGACACTGCGAGCAATAGGCCCGTCCTGAGCCAAGGCTGGGGTACTCAGGAGCACGACGAGAAGCGTGATGAGGGATTTCATTGTCCTGTCCATGTCCCGCTGACCGCCGCCGTGGGAAAGTCGCCCTGTGCGACGGCTTCTCGGAAGAGCGTTCCGTCCACCCAGATCTGCACCGTGAGATCGCCAAACCCCTGCCCGTTCGCCTCGATGCTCAGAAACATCTGGGTGCGTGTGCTTCTGATGGTGGCAAACCACGGTAGCGTCGAGCGCACCTGCGAGGTGCCTTCCGTGCTGCTCACCACGGTGATGTCCGCGGGGCCATCGAAGGGGCCGACCACCTGAAAGACGAACGTGTGAACCGTGGGCGCAGGCGGCAGCGGCGTCGGGGTCGTCGGTCCCGCTGGAGGCTCGCGTACCCCGCGTTGGCTCCCGTCATCCGCGCATCCCGTCAGGACCAGCGCGGTGATGAACGCGACGGACAACAGGCTCCGTGTCATCGATCTCTCCCGTGGTCCCGCAGAAGCAGGCTGTGTACCAGGATGACGGCGAGGGCCATGCCCCCGACCGCGAACAGACACCTCACTGGGGCGGCTCAGCCAGACCGGACCCGCCGCCGGGGAGTTGCCCCGAGCGGTCGGCCTCGTGCTTGTCGAGCGCCTGCGTCTTCTCCGCGGCGCCGGGATGCGTGGTATTGGGCGGCGCCTGCGAGTCTTTCGGCGGCGTGATGTCGTCGGGCAGGCTCCCCATCTCCGTCGCGCGGCCCGCCAGCATGACGGCGTTCTGCATGGCGTCTGGGGAAATCTGGTACCCCGACTGCTGCAGGATCTCGAGCACGAAGGGAAACTGCGGCACCCGCGGGTCCAGATCAGTCGCCTGCACGCGCACCTGGACGTTGGGCTGCGGCGGGCCGGGAGGCGGGGGCGGCGCGACGAGCTTGTCGGGGTTGAAGCCCCACTTGGTTGCCAGACGACGTGCCAGCTCCATGCGGTTGATAAAGGGGTCCCGCGCGGTCAGGTTGTAGAACGCGAGGTCCTGCTGGCGGTCTGCGGCGGCGTCGATGTGGACCTGGGAGTCGGGGCGGATGGAGTAGGCGAAGCGGCCTGAGATTTGTTCCTTGTTCCAGGTGACCCACATCTTGGCGCCGTCGTCCCCGATGATGTGCGTGACCTGGGGGCGATCGGAGAAGCGTTGGACCAGAGCGTCCAATTTCCTCACGCCGGCGCAGAAGAAGGCGACGACCATCTGCTGCTCCCCGGCGAGGCGCGTGTCCACCGAATTCTGCATGGTCGAGATCTCGGTGGCGGTGCGGCGCGTCTGGTTGGGGGAGCCGGCCTGGTTGGGCCCGAGCGCGAGGGTGCGATCGATGTCCCGCTCGATCACGTCCTGGCCCATGTAGGTTTCCTGGGACAGTTGCGGTTTGTTGCCGGGGATGACCGGAGGAGACGCGGCGTTGAGACGCCCACCCTCGACCGGAATCATCGGGCCGTACTTGCCGCTGGTGATGCGCTCGATCTTGTCGGGCGGGAGGATGTCCTCGTCGTAGAAGGCGTACGGGATGGAGGCGTCGCGGGATTTCAGGACTTGCGCGCGGTATTGGTTCAGTTCGTCGGTCAGGGGCCGCGTCATGGCCGAGTCGGACGGGACGTGGTTGTCGTCGGGCACATCGCGCAGCATCAGGACGTGGATGGGGTACCCGAGCATCGAATCCCCGGTCAGTCGTCCTTCGGCATCAAGCGACTGATACGGGCTCCACCGATGGCGTACCTCTTGATCCAATCCCTGAAGGAATACGCACTCGGCAATCCGTTTCGGGTGAAACGCGGTCGGGTCCAGCGTGGGGCCGTAGTAGTACATCTGCACGCCGGAGACGAACGGGTCGTACTTGTTCCCGATGCCGTCGTTGCGCTGGTCCTCGTCGCGCATGGGGGTGGTATCGCGCTTGGTGGCGCCGCGGTAGTCGGCTGGGATGCCTGCCCCGTATTCACGCCTCGCTGCGGACAGAGGAATCTTGAACTTGATTGCCAACCACGGCGCCTTGTCGAAATCCGTGCTCCTGAAATCCGCCGGCACCATCAGGGCTTTGGGCGAGAGTCTCGACCAGAAGAACTCCTCGTACACCGGCACCTTCGCGATGGTCGGCATCATCGTCATCGGGTCCAAGGTTTCGACATCCTTGGTGTACGCCGTGTACCCGATGTGCGTGACGCCCCAGCCGGCGGGCACGAGGACATCGAGGATCGCGGACTGCATGGTGCGTTTCGCGTTGACCCCGTCCGGGGAGAGGATCTGGTTGAGGATGGTCTGGTGCAGGGTGATGGCAGTGGAGAGGCGCTGCTCCTGCGTGCCCTGGCCGTCCGGGGTCGGGATGCTTGAGAGGACCAGATCGGACAAGGGTTCGGTCGGCGTGAGCTGGATCTGCGCGGTGTCGAACCAGAGTTGCGCTTTCTTCTGCTCGGCCTGGCGGAAATCGACGTTGGTGTTGACCTGGTAATCCTCGCGGTCCTTGCTGAGCGTTTCGGGCGGCGGCGCGTAGGAATCGAGGTTCTTCTTCCACAAAGTCGCGTATCGCTCACTCTCCTGATCAGAGGCAGCGAACCAGGACTTGATGGCGCCGCGCTGGTCGTCGGTCAGCGGCGGGAGCTCAAGGGGTTCCGGCGGCGGGGGTGGCGGCTCAGGCGGTCCCGGTGGCAGCAGCGACGGGTCCTGCGCGGGATCCATCGGCCCTGGCATCATCGGCGCCGGCGGCTGGTCGAGTACGGGTGGATACATCAGCTACCGTCCTGTTTTGCGCCAGTACCGCGAGCCGGGGTGGCGGTCCCCTTTCGTGCGGAGGTACCCGATGGTGTTGGGGCCGAAGGTTGATTGCAAGGCAGTCCTCACGGGGGACGGGCGCGACATCACCCCGTAGCGCAAGGCGTCCGCGGCGTGATCGTCCCCCTCGCTCCACACGTCATCCGGGTCGGTCGGGTCCGAGATGAGGCTCGGGATGGTGCGGCGCAGGTACCGGCAGGACGGGTTCACGGTCATCCACGGACGGCCATCGGGGGCGCGCGAAAACCAGTGCCGCACGCGCTGCCACCCGAGCTGGCGCGCATTGTCGCCGGCCTGGCAGGGAACGTGGGCGCGCGCGAAGGTTTCCGCGACGGACTGCCCGATGTGGCCGGTCTTGCTGAAGGTCGAGGGGTCCATCACGGAGTACGTGCATTTCCAGCCGTAGTCCTTCGTCTCGCGCTCGATCTTTTCGGCCACGTCTTGCGCGAGGGTTTGCTGGAAGCGGTACTCGTGCGCGACGTGGACATGCCCATCGGGAAGAATCGCAATCCACAAACAACAGCCTGGCGCGTTGTACCCCCAATCCAGCGCACGGATCACCCGCGTGTCTTTCGGTAACTCAAGGCGCTCGATGTGGCCCCCGGACTCAACCTCGCGGTCGGAGAACTCGGGGAAGAACTGCCCCGAGATGGCGGACCAGTCGCCGTTGAGCAGTTGATTGCGGCGCTGTGGGGGGAGGGGCCCGAGGCGCTTCTCGTAGGTACGGAAGGTGCCATCGGGATCCATGAGGTACGGGTTGTCGTAGAGGCGCGCGGGGATGTAGGTGAAGTCGCGGGGGTCGTAGAAGGGGTCGTCGTCCTTCGAGATGGTCTTGGTGATCCAGCGGTCCACGACGTAGAGGGTGTGGGCGCCGCCGGGGTTACTGGTACAGCGCACGAGGGCCGTGACGCCCTCTTTGCTCGAGCGCGCGCGGGACATGATTTCGATGGCCTGGGATTGCTCGAAGGTCGCCAATTCGTCGATGCAGATCTCGTCGTACTCGATGGACAGGAAGCGGAGTTCGTCGCCGGGGTGCTGGCAGTGGCCCCCGCGGATGAGACTGCCGTTGGGGAAGCGGATCTCGTTTTCGACGACGCGGGCCCCGAAGATTTCGACCTCTCTCCGCGCTAAATCGAGATGGTGCT